CAAATAGATGAATTTGCAGCAGTATATGATGGAGTGTTAGCTTGTGTAAATGCAGCATTAGCTTGTAAGAAAGATCCGTTAGCATAAAGTGCTGCCGAGTTTGCAATATCATCTGGTGTATTTGCTTTTAAGAACGCAGCATTAGCTTGTAAGAAAGCAGTATTAGCGTAAAATGCACCAGAATTTGCAGTATACGATGGAGTGTTAGCTTGAATATATCCAGCATTTGCAATATTCTGTACGACACCAATATTTTGTTCGATACGAATTATACCACGCATTGTTGATGGATTATTTGCATTCTGATATGCATAATCAGTATTAACTATATCTTCAGGAACTTTCCAGAAAAGAACACCAGAATTTTTTCCTTGTGCTTCATCGTTGAGTGATATAACTCCTGCTTGTGAAACGTGAATTAGATTAGTTGATACATTAGTTCCATTAATAGATTGACGAACCATGAATGAATTTGATCCAACATAATTTAAATCAAACGCAATAGTTCTACCTGGTTGAACACGAATTGTTGGATTGTTTCCATTGTATTGGTCAAACAAATAAGCATCAGCAGCAGTATAAGACACATTTAATCTAGTAGCTGCAGGCAAGTAGTTAATATTTGCCAACGCATAGACAGCATTAGCTTTTAAGAATGATGCATTTGCATAACTTCCAGATGAAGAAGTATTTGTAGAATTGTACGCAGCATTCGCTTGAATGAAAGCACCGTTAGCGTATAGTGCCGCAGAGTTTGCAACATCTGATGGAGTGTTTGCTTTTAGAAATGCTGCATTGGCATAAACACCAGTTGTATTCTGTGAACCGTAAGCATTATTCGCATGTAAAAACGCAGCATTTGCATATGTGCCTGTTGTGTTCTGTGAACCATACGCAGAGTTTGATTGCACAAATGCACCGTTAGCATATAATGCCGCAGAGTTTGCTTTTGCAGTAGTGTAGTCAAATACTGTATCTAATACACTCATTGTAACTTGTTTAGTTACAGCAGTTCCACTTTGTCGGTCTACGATAACAAACAAAGTGTTTTGTGTATTAGAATCTAATGACGATGCAACTACCAATTCTGTAATTTTTGTGTTTGCCATTTCTTATTCCGTTGTGAGAATTATTCCATCTTCTGTTACTAATAGGTCACCAGTTTCTAATGTCATCTCAGCACTTCCTGGTGAAACACCTGTTACTTGTCCTAGAACTATAAATGGTTCTAGATTTGCCGTTACGCTGAACGGAACTGGTGCAGATGTTACACCCAAAGGAGGACTTGTAGATACTTGTGATACTTGTACATTCGTATTACTGATTATAGATTCAACAATATAAATTCTACCATTAACATCTATTGCATCACCTATACCAATATAACCTCTGTTATACCCATCAATAAATCTAGTATTGACACCAGTAATATATATTGATCCTTGTCCAATATTAACTTTACCAGAAATAACTTTGTTTGGACTGATAGTTGTAATACCTAAATTTGTTACGTTTGCTACTTTATCAATACGATATCTTGCATAGTTAATTAAGCCTGCAGGATGTAATAGGTCTTTTAAAATCTGTTTATATTTTCTAAACTCAACTCTTGATGATGTTATATAAGAGTAATCTACATAATAATCTTTACCTTGAATTTTTCTTTCTGTAGAAGAAATGATAGAATCGGAGGTTGTCCATTTACCTTCAAATGTTACAAATGAACTTTCGATTTCTGCTTGTGCATTTGCTTGACCATCACCAGATTGTGTTAAGTTGATGAACGGAATATACTTATATCCTCTACCACCGTCAATAATTCTAATCTTAACGATTGCACCAGGTAACTTAGATCCTGTTGCAGTTAGATTTTCTCCATCACCCATGCATGAATCAATCACTACGTTTGCGTTTGTACCAGTTCTTGAACGTATTGTGATTGATGGAAAGTTGTTCTGTGTATAGTTTGTCCCACCAGTTGGGTATATCCAATACTTACCGATTGCAGCATCAATCCCTGATGTTGTATAAGTAAACACTAAGTTACAGTTGATAGAAGTTGCACTTGTTATTGCATTAACAAATCTTGATTCACCATTTACAATAATCCTATCACCGACAGATATTTCTGTATTAAAACTTGTTCCGGTTCCAGTTACAATATGACTATTTGCAGTTACGTTTGCAGTACCAGTTAATCTACTTGGTTCGATGTCTAATTTTAATATTCTACCAGATGCATCTGTCGCACTAACTCTTGCTGCTGCACCAACACCATTAGTCAATATTGGATTTGGTCCAAAAATAACTTCATCTCCAACTCTATAGTTTTCTCCAGAACCATTAATAGTATATCCCCCTATTGACCTAAATCCGGTAATAGAATGAAAAACAGTTCCAGTTAAATAGGTAGCACCTTGAGTTTCAACAATAGGAACTTCTGCTGAAACAGAGTTTGCAGTAACAACAATACAAACTGAAATAGCACCAACATTAATTGATATTGGATTCATCAAAGCAATAACATTTGATGTATTACTTACTGATTTCCCTGCAATTCCATAATCAGTTGCACCAATAGAGATGCTTGATAAATTTGCAATGAGAACATCTGATAAAATTGTATAAGTATTTGTTACATTACTAGAAGAAGTATTAACAGTTGAAATAGTACCATTTACTACGAGAGGAGGATCTATTGCATCAATAAGTCCACCAGACCAAAATCCTGCTCCTGGTTTGTTTACTCTAATCGTATCAATATAACCAGAAAAAACTTCTTCAATAACTGCAACTGCTTCTTGTTCTGCACCACCACCAGAGACAATTACCAAATCTCCGTTTGAATAATTTGAACCACCATTAATAATATTAATTTTACGTAATGCTGATGATGTTAAAAATTCTAAATTTAATACATTTTCGTCTACAATAATATCTGTTACGCAGTATTCGCCATTTGCAAATACACCTATAACGGTTTTTGAATTAACATACAAATCCTCAATATTTCTATTTGAAACAAGACTGACTGCAAACCGTTCTACAATACCAGATGCTCTTGAAGTCTTACCTTCAATTTTACGATTTACTAAAAGAGAATAATCAAAATCATTAAAGAAAATCTTTATTGATGAACCATTACTAGGTGCAGAAGTAAATATTATTCTTTTAGAATATTGATTTACCAGATACGCCGTAGTTTCAACACCATTAATTAAAACAGATTTTACTGTAAATGCAGCACTAGGTAATAAAAAAGTTTTAGTAGTTCCATTACCGCTGTGTAGTAAATATAATGTATCTGGGTCTACACGTAATGAATTTTCAACTGACCATGTACTTGCAGATGCACGAAGGACTTCATTCTTTGGTTCAATGATTTCTAGTTCTTCACCAAACAACATTCTAAACAAAAGTTTATATGACGAACTACTGCCTTTTGACAAGTAAAGATTTGTCAGATTTTTGAAAAGAATATCTTTACGTACCGCAGCCTCTCTAGGAAGTAAAGATGCAAACTTTTCATAGAAATTATTTTCAAACGTATCCAATGAAGAATCAACATCAGACAAATATCGTAAAGACTTTGCCTGATTAATTAAATCATTTTTCTGTGTTCCTTGTTGCGTTTCCAAAAACTCATAGTACGCTTCTAGGAAAGAAACGAATTTAGGATGTTGTTCACGAACAAATTCGGGAACTTGATTACGAATTAAATTTGATATTTTTAAACTAGTCATTACTTCGTACTTATTTCAGATAGGTCTACTGTTATAGAAGAAGAATCGTTCACATCTATTTCTAATATTGTATTTCTGTTTGTTTCAATAATACCTTTGTTTGCTTCAATAGTCAATCTCATCAAACTATCAGAAGAATATATTGCTTTCATATTAACATCAGTTAAAACAATTTCTCCAGTTTCATAATTTATAGTTCCTGCATTTTCACGTACAATTTGTTTTTGTGCATCTACATCATAGTAAACAGTTCTTATTGTTCCAGTCTTTGCAGTAACAATTGCAACAGCGGTTGCACCACTTCCACCACCACCAGAAAGTGTTACGGTGGCACGGGTATAATTGAAACCTCTGTTTGTGATAGTTATCTTTTCAACTCTTTGATTAACAATAGTCGCAACTGCGGTAGCACCTTGACCATCACCTGTTATAGTTACGATTGGAGCAGATGTATAATTAATTCCAGGATTTACAACTTGAATATCTTCAACACCTGTATAAGTTTCTGCTGATTCTTCATACGTTACGGTTCTTAAAACTCCGTTTGTATCAAAAACATCAAACTCTGTAGAAGTTAATCTATTAGATAATGTTCCTCTATGTAATGGAACATTAAAATTTAAAGTATAATTTTTGATTACATTTAATTCTGGTTCAAATCGTTTTTGAACACGAACCATAGTTTCGGAACCAATAATTGCAGTTGTGTTCGTGCTATCCACAGCATCTTGTAGTTTAGATAGTACAAAGCGTCCACCGAATCTATTCAGATTCAATTCACGATAATTTAAAATAGCATCTCTAATTTTATTTTTTATTTGTTGATCGGTATCTGTTGTTTTACGTTTATCATACTTGACATAATTGTTTACCAACAAATACAAATATTCAGGATCACGAATCTCAGTCTGAATCGCAATTATAGATTTAGGTTTGATGATTTCATCTATGATTCGTTGTTTCTCTAACTCAGAAATGTAATAATTTTCCTTTGGTTTAAGTGATAGAATAACTTTTCCATATGATGGTGGAATGTCATCTTCACTTCCCCATACGGAAACAGAGTCCACACTCGGGTAATTTTTCTTAATATAAGATTCATAATCTTTATAAGTAACTAGTCTATTTTGTGTGGCAAACTGTAATGGGGCGGAGTACTTGATACTATCAACTGACTCCCTTTCTGAACTTCCTGATGCAACTGAATTTATTGTAGTTATAATATTTGCGTATCCACTAATATCTGTTAGTGGAATAAATGCGTTTGCTTTATCTGCTTCAGATCCATTGGTAATCAAGTATTCAATATTAACAATGGATCCATCGGAAATAGATTTACCTATTATTCCATCCCCGAAATATATTTGATATTGCTGATTTCTACCTTCTTGTAGAAAGTAAACAGCAGAGGTTGCATCTATGTCTAAAATATCACTCGCAAGAGAATATGTCTGTATTGCACTATTTCCAGCGGAAGGTTGAACAGTAACTTTTAATGATGTGGTGTCAACATTTGTATCCGGTATAGTGAATATTGAATATGGATTTGTTGTTGCATCATATGATGTACTAAAAGAAATTAGAACACCTTCATACAAATCAACATTATCAAAATAAAATGAATCACCTGTTCTTGATACAGTTATTGGATCAATTACATTAAATGTGTATGATTTATTGTCAATTAGATTTGACTGAAAATTAAATCCTTTTGGAATTGATAAAGATTGAACTGCATCATTCGTATTTACAATCACTTGAACATTTACATTTGCAACAGCAGGTATTCTTGAATATGGAATATAACCTAATGTTTTTGCATGTGATACCACAGAATCTCTAAGTAAAGCTGTATCCATGAATGCTTCATTTGCTACCATGTTTAGATAGTATGCATTGTAATGCGTATTGTACGCTAAAACATCTAAAAGAATACTTAATCCAGAACCTTCAAAATCATAGTCTTGAAATTCTGATTGTTGACTTAAAAAAGTTTTTAAGTTGGTCTTGATCGTATCAAAATCAAGTTCTGTTATTTGTAAACGGTCTGCCATTATCGTAGTCGCTCTAATTGAAATGAAATCTGTATTGGGTCTTGACGATTAACAATGCGGAATCTAATTTTGACATCATACGCATTACTCTCATATTGAGGAATAATAGTTACAGAACTAAGAACTGCACGAGGTTCGTAATTTTGTATCATACTAACTATTTCTTTTTCCATTCTTAGAGCAGTTACCGGATCCATATTTTCGAATAACATTGATCTAATGTTTCCACCAAATATTGGGTTAAATAACCTCTCATAATTGTTTGTGGAAATCAAATTCTTGATGGAATTAATAACCGCCATATCTCCAACATTTTTATTGATGTCTTTACGAATCGGATGAATATTAAAATTCAAATCCAAGTCTCTGTATTGTCTTGTTACATTTGTAAATGAGGTTGCCATCTTCTATTTATAGGTTCTTTAATAGTTTATCTGTACCAATATAATTACTAATTAAATGTGCATCTAGGTCACCAAATGAAGAATATTTTATCATTTCATTGTAATTATTTGATAAATTTATCAATCTTCCAAAATACTGTTTATCATTAGTATATCTATCATACATAAAATTGTTTGCAGCATTCATGGTATTTAATATCTGTGTAATTCTTATAGATGATAAATTGGATTGATACGTAAAAGGAAATCCAACTACAACTATACTATTTTTCAATTCTAATGAAGCCGCCGCCAATTCGTTTGAATATGTAATTAAATCACTCTCAACAAAAAGACTGGTCATACTTCCTAGTATTGGAGAATTGTTAGATATTCCCTCAAATTTACTTACTAATGAAAACGCTATTTCACCATATCCTTTTGCCGTAAAAAAGTCTGGTTCTGCCGTATTCGGTGAAGTTGAAACTCCAGATACTCTCTGAGTATGTACCAAAAAAGTATTTGCAGTATTTACTAGACCCGCAATAGTGACGTTTGCGTTAGCAAGAATTCCAAAAACTTGTAAGAACGAATTAGCACTACTTACTGTAGAAATTATAGAGTTGACTACATTAGCTACGGGATTCTTAAAATACAAACTAGTTGAAGTTTGATTATTTGCTATTGCATCATACTGCCACTTTTGAATTAGTGGATATTTTTCATCTATTTCGATTTGCAGATCACCCATCGGATCAAGTGCTTCTCCGAACTTTGATGTATCAAATTTTAACTGTAGTGAATTAAATAGTGTTCCCATTATAGTGCCATAACCAAACTAGGTTTTCCTTGTCTATTAATTGGTTCTTTACATGTTGCAAGATCGCCTGCAATAATTACAGGTTGTCCATTTAGTCTAATATTTGGACGAATATTTCCGTTTAGTAAAACTGCTACACAATGTATTTCACACCCAGGAGATCCACAACAAGCATGTGGAGTAACTTTGTCTCCAAATGCAGCTGCAGGTATTCCATTGATTCTAATATTTGGATGACCAATACCTGCTATAACACCTCTATCCGAAACTATATCAAATTGTTTAGCTACAAATGGCATATTAACATTCTTTCTTTTTAGCTTTTACAAGTTCAGCACTTGTTACTGGTAAATTACCAGCACTTCTATCTCTGATAGCTTTATATTCACGATATAAACATTCTGATAAAAGTTTTTCTGTCTCGCTTGGAGTAAGACCTCTTTGTCTATCTGCCAACGCACTTTGAGCACAAGCAGCGCAAGAATTATCATAAAGATGACTATCTATCCATTCATCAATAGATTTTTCATTCATAGAATTTATCTTGTTCTTCAAATCCTTTGAAGCATTCTCTATCATGTCAGTTGTAGATTTACTATAATTTTTAAATAACTCTCTTGCTTTTTCTTTTGCTGCTTTTAAATCATCTTTAACATTATTAACATATTGTTTTGCAGATTCTCCAATACAAAAATCTGTTACTAAAGCTTTTGCGGAAATAACATCATTTTGTAGATTGGAAACATTGACTGCCATCTGAGTTGCTTTACCTGCAACATCAACTGTAGCAGAAGCAGCACTCTGGTAATCTTTTAAATTATTAGTAGCTGCAGCAACATCCCATTTTGCGAGTGCAACATTTTGTGCATTTACATAATCTTTATAACCAGTTTTTTCAACTACAGTTGAAGGTAAATTTTTGAGTGTTTGTAAACCACTATCATATCCCTCTTTTAAAGCAGCTTGTGCTTGTTGAGCCAAAGAAGGATTCACATTAGTTATGTTCGCAACCATAGAACTATTAAAACCACTCCAAGGAGTA